CCAGTTCCAGCGGCAGCAGCGGGAACGAGGACGCCAGCGCCGTTGATGAGCGGCGTGTTGCCCTTGTCGACGGTTCCAGTGACCTTGGCGTCGCACACGCCTGCAACGCAGACGGTGCACCGAGCGCCAGCGGCGGCAGCGGTGACGACGACGGCGAAGACGCCAGCATCGTTTGCAGCCGCCGCCTTGGCAACCACGTTGAAACCACAGGTGGCCTCGTCGTAGTTGGTGATGTTGGCGAGCACGGAGTAGGCGTTGTCCGATCCGAGATCGAAGCGGACGAGGTCGCCGACGGCCAGAGCCTCGCCAGCGATGGGGCTGACGAGCACGGGCTGCGGCGTGAGGGCCGCGAGATTCCCAGAGGGAGTGATGAGTCCTGCGATCATGTGAGTGTTCTCCTTCTGGATTACGCGCCAGTCTGGGTCGGGATCGGGCAAACGACGCCGTGACGCTGGCGGCTGTTGCAGAACAGGTTGTGCCAGCAGTCGACGGGCATGACGTAGGTGAACGGCTGGTTCGGGTGCCGCAGGACCTCGTGGGTCTTGAAGTACCGCTTCGAGTGGAAGATCGGCGTCAGGTAGTTGCCGTTCACGAAGTAGAACCGAGGACCCTTGGCGATGGTGTTCGCGCCAGACTCGGTTCCGAACGCCGAGAAGTTGCCGTTGGTTCCAGTGACCTCGCTGTAGTCAGTGGTTCCACCAGTCGTGCTGACGAACTTGTCGTTCACTGCGCCAGAGTGCGCGGGGAAGATCGCAGCCGTGTCGAGATCCGAGCAGTAGGTGATGTCGATGCCCGAGTACACGGGGTTGTTGTACGCGGCGTCCTGATAGTTCACCAGCGTGTCGTTCGACAGGCGGAGCAGGCGACGGTAGAACTGGACACCCGCGCGCGAGGTGAGGATCATCTGGCGCGAGAGGTTGTCGTTCTCGAAGTACTGCTGGCGGGTCGCGGGAGCCTCGTACTTCAGGCGCATGAACATCGAGTCAAACGCCGTGAACAGGCCGTTGATCGTGATGTTGAGAGCCGCACCAGACGCACCCTGCGCGAGAGTGTTATCGGCAGTGAACGCCTTCAGTTCTCCAGCGGCATTCGGATTATTTGCATCAAGACCAGTTCCGCCGTTGTAGGCGTACGGCTCGATGAGGTTGGTCCAGCGCTGGTCAACGGTCGGGTCGAGGCCCATGACCGTCGAGGTGTTGGCCGCGCCAGTGAACGGACGGAGGCCACGGATGCCGAGCGAGCCGCCGAGGTCGCGACCGAGTTCGGTGATGAAGAAGGGAAGCGAGTACGGAAGACGGCCCGACTCGACCTCCATCTGCGCGAGCGACGGGGGCGCCCACAGATCCTCCTCGAAGCCGTTGGTCATCGAGGTCCAGAGGCGCTGCTCCTTGATCTTCTTGAGGCGCTTGTAGGCGACCTTGGTGGAGCCAGCGCTCTCGCCCGTGTTGAGTTCGACCTCGGCGTCGGTCCACGACATGTGGTCGATGCTGAAGCGCCACGGAGCCTTGATCGTGTCAGTCACCTGCGGGTTGCGCCAAGTGAACACGTCGTTCGGCTGGTAGTGGTCGTAGGTGCGCGAGTCATCGAACATGATGACGTCGCGGATCTCGTTGCCGCCCTGAACAGTGACCTCGCTGGCCTTGCTCTTCAGGAGTCGGGAGAATGCGTAGGTGTTCTTGACCGCCTCGTTGATGACGGCGTCGGCGCTGGTCAGGTAGGTCGGACCAGTCGTCTGCATGAAGTCGTTGAAGGTCTGGATCGAAGGCATGTTGCCCTCCGTGTTGGGTTAGCGGGAAAGGACTCGACGGACATCGTCGCGGGTTCCACCAGAGAGCAGGATGTCGAGGGCCATGTCGTCCCTGTCGACCGCCTTGGTCGGACGGGATACATGGACTCCGACGCTCGGCTTGGCGATGCTGCGCGCATCCACCTTGCGGGGCTGTCCTGCGATCTTCGTGAACGCCGCGCGGATGATCGCGTCGACGGAGTCGTACGCAGCGGGATTGCTGCGTCCAAGTTCAGCCGCCTTCTCCAGAATCGTCTCGTAGGACGGTGCCTTCGCACCGTACTCCGAACGCATGTTCTGGTAGGCCATCTGCGACTCGTACTTGAGTTCGATCGCCTTGGTCTTCTCAAGGAGCGCCTGCTCCATCTTCTGCTGCATCGCGCGGATCGGCTTGGACGCCTCCTCGCCGAAGATCTCGGTGAACTCGGACAGCGGATCTGCATCCGCCTCCTTGTCATCGGTCTTGGCGCTGGCCTTCGGCGGTTCCGAAGGCTTCGGCGTCTCCTGCTTCTTGTCGGATGCGACCTTGGCACCGAATGCGTCAACGTCCGCCTGACGCTTCGCGGCCTTCAGACCCCACTCCTTCACCTTGGAAGGGCTGGCCTTGAGGGACTCGATGACGTCCGCGGGCACCCCATCGCGTTGCAGGGCACGAATCGCCTTGTCGTACTCGGCGTCGTTCGCAATTGGCTCTGGGGTCGAGGTTTCCTGCGCTGACTCAGGGAAGTCGTTCGCGAGCAAACGGTCCAGAACGGCATCCATCTCGGCTTCGGAGTTGTCATCCACGGGCGTTTCGGCCTGTGGTGCTTCCTCGACCTCGGCAACTGCCTCGACCTTCGGCTCTTCTGTCTCTGGTGTGATGGGTTCTGTCATTTCAGTCCTTCACATACCCGTGACGCGCCATGATCTCGCGCTCATGGCGTTTCGACTCCACGATCGGCTTGCCACCCTTCGCCGTCTTGCACCCCGCGAGATTCCGCGGAAGAGCCTGACTGACGTACGGGTACTGCGACCTGTTGGTCGCGGGATCGACCTGAACCGATAGACTCGGTATTCGGGTCAACCGCCTGCCTTCATGCTCGATAATACTCCCGATGCTGGGCGCTTCGCGCATCGGGTAGTCCAGTTCGATCAGATTTCCGTCCGAATCTTGAAACTCGTACTTCATGCTCGGTTCGCCGCCGCCGCCAGTCCCGCCATGCTGCTGGCTGGGATCGGGGAGCGCTCTCCCATCTGGTTCATTCGCTGGTTGTCTGGCTGAGGAGGAGCCCCGATGCCCGCCATAGGGGCCATCGCTGGGTTCGGACCGCCGCCAGTGTCGATGATGTCCCCCAGATGGGGGATGTTCATGGCGTCGCCGACGATGGAGAGGATCTCCTTCCACTTGACGTTCGGCATCGCCATCGCCGCCTGCGCCACGGTCGTGGTGATCTGGAGCAGTTCGAGCGCCCGCTTCTGCACGAGGTTCTCGGACACACGCTCCATGCTGTAGGAGTCGACGGCGATCTCCATGTCCTCCCACCCAGAGAAACCGACGCCGCCCTCGAAGACGGGTTCCGCCTCCAGAAGCGCGTTGACGCCCTCCTGACCGAGTGGGAGGAAGATTCGGTTGTCGTGCCACATGTACCAAGCCGTCTTGCGGCCCAGTTCGTCGACGGCTTCCTGAAACTGGCGCTTCAGGTGAGCCATGCGCATCGTGGCGCTACTCTCGGCGACCGCGACCTCCGTGGCCGTGGCGGCTCCAGAGATGTTTCCGCGCATGGCGTCGTGGATTCCCGACACGCGGTCGAGTCGATCCTGCGCCATCTGGCTGTAGTTGACCTGCTGGGCGGTGATGCCGCCGATCTCAAGGTTGACCACGCGGTCCTTGTCCAGAGATTCGGACAGGACGATGTAGTCGTGGGGTCGGTCCTTCAGATCCTGCGCCAACTTGTGGTTGCGGCTGTCGACCATGACGAGCCGCTTGTACGCGGCGGCGCTCGACCGCAGGCTGGTCAGGTGTGCGTTGAGATCCTCGACCTGCGACTGGATCGCGATCAGCGGCGACATGGGGTACGGATCGTCGGGGATCGTGTACACGCCGAAGATGGTGTACGGACCCTGACGTGGACCGTAGAACGGGATCGGTCGGCGGATGTAGCCGCCCCACTTGGATCCAGAGGTAGCGCCCTTGACGATCGTGTAGATCGTTCCGTTCACCATGTTCGCGCCGAGCATGGTGTCGACGAGTTCCGCCGCGAGGTCGTCCACCTCGGGAACCCAGATCTCGTAGACGGTGATCTCCTTGCGGTCCTCGATGTGGCGACCGACGTCGTCGCGCGCCTCCTCGATGTCGGTGTTGACCGCGATGGCCTCGATCGCCTCCTCGTCCCAAGTGTCGTCCATGCGCGCCTTGGCGAGCAGGTCGGCCTTGTCGATGGCGTAGCAGTGCCCCATGTAGCGCGCGTCCTCCCAGTTCGTCGCCGCTGGGTCGAGGACGAAGCGCTCGGGGCTGATCCTGTACACGCGGGGAAGGTACGGCTCCTTGCCGTCCATCTGCCGCTTCTCGGCGCGCGGTTCGTTGACCGTGAGGGCGACGCCCCACGCGAACAGCATGTCGGTCGCCACGCGCTCCAGAGTCCTGCGCAGGTTGGTCACGCGGGCCCACCTGTTCATCGCCACCTGAAGCCGCCTGCCGACGAGCATCTCCGCCATCGGACTACCCGATCGCACGCGGAACTTCGGGTTGTCGTGGATGATGCGCGGGAGCACCAGAGAGACGTACTCGTGCGAGAAGTTCTCTGGGTCGTCGTTGTGCATGTCGGACCTGTCGTCGCGGTACGCAGGTCCGTGGTACTTCTCGACCATCGACCGCATGCTGGAGAGATGCGCGTCGCGGAACTTCTCCGCGCCCTCCAGTTCGCGCCGCAGGTTGTCGAACGATGTTTCGAGCATCAGTGCCTCACTTCTTCTTGCCGCCGCCCATGCCGCCGCCGTATCCGCCGCCCTTCGCGCCGCCCTTGCCGCCGTTCATGCCCTTGCGGCTACCTGCGTGGCACGAGCCCTTCTTGGTCGACTTCTTCATCGCTTGCCTTTCTGTTGGTTGTCCACTGGCTTGACCGCCGTCAGCACCTGCTTGGCGACGACGGCGTTGACGAACATCATCAGACGCTGCGCGTCTGGCCCCTCGATCTTGTCCATGTCGCGGGTGTCGGTGTACTTGACGTGCGCGCTGGTTCCGAAGAACGAGATCCGTTCGATTCGGTGGAGCGGCACGAAGACCTGTTCGGTTATTGGAATCAGCATTCGGTGCTTCTTATCCAGCGACCTCAGAGATTTCGAGCCGTCCGACCCATCGGATGGTCTTTCCAACCTCGCCCGTTACGTTGAACTGAAGGGTGCTTCCGCCGACTGCGACCGCGACGTTCCATGCCGCAACATCCTCGGCCACGGTCGTGACGGTCGGTGTACCGACGATGCGCATGGTTCCTCCAGAAGCACGGGAAACGCAGCCAGTGACCTCGTATGCGGCGCTTTCCGAATCCGAACCCGTGTTTCGCGCGGCGATCATGCACTTGAACGCCCATGTCGTGTCCAGCGGAACCACGGGAGTGGAACCCATCGACGTCATCGTCGTGGACGCCGCGTTCGTCGTCTCGACCTTGATGACGAACACCGATGACTGGGCGTCTCCCAGTGCCGCGAACTGCTGTCCTCCCTGCGAGAACTGCCCCGTGTTCGTCGCGAGTGCGTTTCGTCCGCAGGCAATGGCCGTCGAAGAGTTGACCGTGTTTCCGAATCCGCCGAGCACGGTGGAGTACGGGGCGTACACGCCGTTGCCGATGTAGTTGTTGATTCCGCCGATGATCGAGCCGTAGAGCCCGTAGTCCACCGCGGTGGAACTTCCGATGCTGTTCCCAGATCCTCCGACGATCGAAGCCTGCACGGCGCATCGGATCGTGTTCCCGCTGCCTCCAGCGACCACGCTTCCGCTCTTGATGTTCGCGCCTTCCTTGGATCCGTCGATGGTGTTGTTGACACCGCCTCCGATGAACCCGTTCTGCGCGAGAACCTTGTTCGTGTTTCCGCCAGAAACGACGCCAGCGGACCCGCTCACGATGTTGAAGACGCCTCCGCCGATGAAGGCGTATGCGCCCGTCGCCGTCGCTGAAGTGGCGTCCGTCTCGTAGATCGTGTTGATCGTCCCGCCGCAGATCGTTCCGTAGGAACCATTGGCGATCAGGCCGTAGGAGCCGCCGCAGATCGTCCCGTGGTCTGGAGTCGTGGTCCCCGATGGAGTGACGGTGTTCTCGTTATTGTCGGCGTTGAGTGCGATCCTGTGGTGCGCGCCGCCGCCGATGGTGCTGGCGATCGTCGCGGTGCTGCCAGTGGTTCCCTGCACGCCTATGACGTTGTTGTACCCGCCGCTGATGGTCCGCAGCGACGTGTCTCCGTAGATGATGTTCTTCTGGACGGAGTTTCCTCCGCCAGAGATGACGTTCCCGTAGCAGTCTGGGTCAGATCCAGCGAACTCGATGACGTTCGACGGAGAGTTGAGAACGTAGTTCAACTGGTTTGCGGTTCCAGATGCCACCGCACCAGACAGTCCGCCGCCTCCGCCACTTGCCGAACCGCTGGCGATCGCGGCGAATCCGTCGAACAGGACGTATCCCGTCGCGGACTGATTCGACGACACCGCGCCAGACGAGAACGGCGTCGCGACGACGCCCATGAAGATGCCGAGCGACGGAACCGTCGACGATGCCTGCGTCATCCTTCCGCCGACTGCATCTGGACCGACCGACGCTCCAGCGACAAGAGACGCCCCAGAGGCGTAGACCGTTGCGCTGACAAGCCCAGTCACTGCGACCTTGACCCGCTGTCCGATCTCCGCGCTTCCCAGCGCCACTCCCCACACGCATGCGGGCGGAGCGTCGACTGGGCTGCGGACCACTACATTGAACGGACACCTGTTGTCATCGAAATCGACCAGTTTCGACGCTTCCGTGATCGAACTGGTGTCGAACAAGTCGAACATCACCAGATCTCCAGCAACGATCCGCGATGCCGCGATAGGGGTCACGGAAACGATTGACGGATTCAGTCCTCCGAGATTTCCTGTCGGAACAAGCGATATCACGTCGCCTCCATCTGGCACTCGTCGCCTAGAAGCGGGGCCGCGCCCCGCATGATGTCCTCAAGACGCTCGGCCCTGAGCCTGAGCGCAACGATCGTCCCTGCGGCCCTGTCGAGCAGGTCCGCGTCGCCATCGTAACCCAGTCTGCGGGCGGATTCGGAGTTCTGGCGAAGTTCCTCGACGATGTCCTCACTGCTGTGGGCCATACTTCCTCCTCTCGTAGTCGCGCATGAGCGACGTAATTCCCATCCTGACGATGTCCGCGACGCTGATGTGGCGCTTCCACTCCCCCGAATACTGGCGGGAAAGCCGCTTGAGGTCGTCGTGCGACGTCATGTCGACGCGGACGGTCTTGGTCGGCTTCCTCGGCATCAGCGCTTGGCCCTGTTGGCCGATCTGGAGACGACGCGGAGGTTCGACCTGCGGTTGTCCCGCGGGTTCCCGTTCCTGTGGTCGACGTCCTTGCCATCGCCCTTGGACACCCGTCCGTCGCGCTCCGCCTCGCGGCGGACCTTGTTGCGGGAGGCGCGGTCCTTCTTGGACTTCTCGGAGGCGTGGAACTTGGCGTACTCCGCCTTGTAGTCGCGCGGCATCAGCGCCCCCTTCCCCAGTTCCGCTTCATGTCCGAGTACGCCTTCGGACTGACGCTGGACTTGGACTTCGGACGGGACGTCCCCGCCTTCTTGCGGGCGTTGATGTTGCCGACGAGTGAGTTCTTCTTCGCAGCCATCAGCACTTCCATCGCTTTCTCGCGGCGATGCCGCGCTCGCCAGTCCATCCAGCGGAACGGGCGCAGAACGACTTCTTCCGAGCGCCACCCTCTGGCTGGGGAGCCTTGAGGTTCGACCCAGTCTCGCGGTTGTACTTGGCCCGACCCTTCGCGGTCAGGCCAGCGCCCTTCGACACAGGCAGTTTCTCGCCACGTCCGACGGACAGGCTTGGACCGCGTTTCTTGGACGGCATCACTTGCCTCCGTTGGACTTGGACTTGGACTGGACTGGACTGGACTTGGACTTCGGCTTGGGCTTGTTCTTGTCCCAAGCCCACGGATGGGTCTTCTTCGGCTTGACGGCGGTCATCGGAACACCTCTCCATGCTTGAGAAGGGCACCCAGCGTCTCTGGAGCGTATCCGCCGCCCTTCTCGCGCGGACCGACTCCCTCGTCGCACAGCATAAGCGCGCCCGCGAGCGCGATGACGCGGTCTCCGTGCGATTCCCGAGCGCCAGATGAAAGATCCCGAACCGACGCCGCCTCGATCGCGCCGTCGTCCATGACGATGTACTCCAGCATCTCGGTCAGGGCTTCCTGACTCCTCACCACGACCTCGCCCTGCGCCAGAGCGCGGTTCAGCCCTCCGAGCAGGGTCCGCTTCGACCGACGGGTGGAGTGCCAGCCCACCTTGCCCGTCCTGTTCTCCGACGCCGTGCCGATGATCCGCTGGCGGTACACCTCCGTGTACCCGATCTTCTCGAAGTCATGGTGCATGGCCGCGCCAGCGCCGTTGACCTCCCACCCCACCAGAGGATGCCGACGACCGCGGTACACCGTCATCGCCGCCTCCACCATCTCGTTCGAGAGATCATGCGGGGGAATGTTCGGATCCGCGAACTCCGCCACCAGTTCCCGACTCTCCGCGTCCATCACCGCCACAGCCGAATTGGCCGCGCCAGTGCCGTACGCAGGGTCGGCGAACATCACATACTCCCTGTCCCGAGCACCCTCCCGCCAGACACGCCACCGCCCATTGACG